CCTGATGAGCCATAAGAAATATCATCAGGGAATCTTGGTGACTCTATAAAACTCATTTATCCGTTCCTTTTCATAGCACGACTAGTAGCATTACCTGCTGCTTGAGCTACTTGCCCAGCACTTCTTCTCATTGCTTCTGGATTTCCATTAGCACCAGAAACGTTGATATTAATAGTGATATTTTGCTCGCTCCCAGCAGAAGCAACCCCAAGCTTTCCATCTTTTCCTCTCTTGAGAGGCATAATAGCTTCAGCTCCTGCCTCTCCCATTAAACCGGCTCCGTCTGCCATAGGGAATATGGTAGGTGAGCTAACTACGCCACCATTGGCAAAAGCTTGGAGGTTTCCTTGGTTCATTACCCCTCCGTTTGCCAAAGCAAACATACTAGCTGCACTAACTGCGGATGAACTGCCTGATAAACTAGACGACATAAACCCACCAGCGGCACTAGCACCTCCTCCACCACCGAACATTCCCATTACACTTCCAAGAATACCACCTCCACTACTAGAGCCTCCACCGAACATAGCATCGGCTAATGGTTCGGTTATGCTCTTTTGTATAGCTATTCTGGTTAAATCTTTTACGATACTATCGACTAAGCCCTTAAAATCCGCTTTTCCGGTAGTCACAAATTCTGTCAATTCGTCAGTCATAGAACTAAAAGACTTTGTGGTTAATTCCGACATTTCCTCGAAAACTGTTTTATTATTGTTAGCAAAATCATACAAACCATCGTTCATTCCTTTTAAGAACTGATCGCTTTCGTTCATATCTCCTGAAGCAGCTTTGGCTTTTAGTAAAGCTCTTTCTGATTCATATAAAGCTTTAGTATAAGCATCTTCTGAAATTTTATTAGCATTTGCAAGATCAGTTAATTCTGACTTTACTTTAGCGTATTCAAACGCTGCTGCCTTTACTTCATCATAACCTCTAGCTAATTCATTTAATTGATCTTCTTGCTTTAGCCCTACTAATTCATGATGCAATGTAATTTGCTCTTCTACCGCTTTGTTATATTGGTCTTGAGATATAATATTAACTTCTCTTGCACTATTTAGTCTTTCTAATTGCTCTTCTAAGGCTTTTATTTCTCCAGAGGCATCATATTTTGTGCTAAATGGATTTTTTAAAGCATTTATTTCATTATTCATAGCTCTTTGTACATCAAAGAATTTTTCCATTTCTCTTGTAGCTTTTTTTACAGCATTTTTATAAGCCGTAATAGCTTTCTTATCAACAACATTTCTTTTCGTATAACCTTTATCTTTTTCTGGAGTTATTTGAGCTTGATTCTTTGCATCTTGCTTTACCGCATCCCGAAAGTCTTTATTTTGTTGTCTAGCTCTATCAAATTCTTTTTTTGCTGCATCTCTATCTGCTAAAGCTTGAGATTGTACACTAGCATCTAGAGCTTTTTCTGCATCTAATCTTTCTCCAGCACTCTTCCATAAATTTTTGTATTGCTTATCTACATCAGCTAATACAGTTTCAATGCCTTTAAGCTCAGCTTTTAATTGATTATATTCTTCCGTATCACCAGTGACTTTATTAAAGCCTGCTCTAATTCTAGTAATATATTTATCAATCGTTCCGAATGTGTCCATAAAACCTAATCTCAAATCATCATATAAGGTTTCAAATAATATCACTACAGAATTTTTAAAAGACATAAAGCTTGACAGCATTATAGTGGTAACTGTTTTTATGTTTATTGGTAAGTCATTTAGAGCATCATATACAAACTCTATAGATTCAGCTATAGCTTTCATCCTAAAGGTTTCATCCCCTGGCAATGACATAAAGTTAAAAAACTCTTCCCATCTATCATAAACCAAACCAGTGGTATCGTATAAATCCATCAGAAAAGATGTAAGATTTTCGACATCTTGAGACATCTCAGGAAAACCTTCTGTAAAGGCATTCATCGCTGCACCATCATTTGCTAAATTGGATAAAAGTCCAGCAATAAAATTCAAAGAATCTTTTAAAGCTCTACTATCAGCTACAGAGTTTGCCCATAAATCCCAACCAATCTTTACTCGCTGCTCTGCAGCTTCAATATTGTCTAATGCGAAAGTATATTTCATAGACTCTTCACTTAATTTTTGAAGAGCTTTTGTCATCAATTCAATATCAATTTTTCTACCAGACGATAGAGCTTTTAATGATTCGCCTGCCATCCCAGCTTCATCCGCTACATCTCTTAATGCCATTTTAAACAATGGTAAGTTTTCTGATATGGAACGATACTCATCTCCCATTAAAAAACCAGCTGAGAAAGACTGAGATAACTGAATCAAAGCGTTATTCATTTCCATCGTACTAGTACCTGCAGCACGAGCACTCATAACAAGACCTTCCGTCCATTTAGCTAAAGTGGAAGTAGAAAAAGCTCCTTCTGTAGTAATCGCAAATCGAGTGATAATCCTTCCTAAATCTTGAATAGCGAAACCAGTTTTAAAAGCAGAAGTTTTTATTATATCTAATGACTCAGTGTTACCAGTAAAAGTATTTAGCTTCTTTCCCATTAAATCAATAGATTCTGCAGTTTTATTAAATTCTATGTATAGCTTTATTCCAGCATAAGCGGTAGCTGCGAGCATCGCAGTTCTAAACAAAACTAATTGAATTTTTAAGAATTTATTAACAAAACCAACTGATATGCCAAGAGACTTTTGGCTTGCAGCAGTGACTCTAGATGCTCTACCAAACCTTACCATTGATGCAGTATTTCTGTCTAAGCTTATTCCTAAACTTAGCATTTGATTACTTAATTTATTTAATGCTGCAGTATTTGCATTTAAACTAGCATTCAGCATAGCAGAATTACGATTAAAAGTATTTAATGCAGCGGCAGCCTTATTTGTAGCTGTCCCTAAAGCAGTCATAGTAGTTCTTAACTTACCTAGACTTGCACTATTTTTTACTACATTCTTAGATAGAGCATTTGTTTGAGTAGCTAAAGATCTCATGCCAACTACGCTTTTATTAACTGCTGTTCCTAATGCAGTCATAGTAGTAGACATTTTTCTTAGATTTTCACTATTTTTCTTTAAGGCAGAATTATTAACCGCTAAAGTAGTATTAAGCTTAGTCACAGATGCAGTGTTAGCTTTTGTTGCAGTGTTTAATCCCTTAGCGACATTTACTAATGAATTCATTGCCTTGGTGCTTTTTTGCAATGATGCATTTAATTTTGCAGTTGAGGAAGAAAGCTTTTTCATTTCAGAAGTATTAGCTTTCATTGACGTATTTAAATGCTTAGTTTGAGTGGTAAGAAGTTTTGTTGCCCTTACACTTTTTTTCATACTATCATTTAAATATTTTGTCTGAGTTACAAGCTTTCCAGTATTAACCGTATTTTTCTTAATGCTTGTATTCAAATATTTTGTTTGAGTGTTTAATTTTCCTGTATTGGTAGCACTAGTTTTTAATGCTTTATTCAACTCGACAGAACTTTTACTAAGATTGTTAATGTGCTTATCATTTGCTTTTAAAACTTTCGACAAAGAGCCTAAGTCTTTTAAAGCTTTTGTTGCATCTACAATAATTTTTGTTTGATAATCCACATTAACACCCTATCTTCTTATATTTACATTAGTATCAGGTTGTGCCGCAGTCTTTTTAGAATCTTCTATTTGCTTATGGTATTTGGCAATTAGAGAATCTATTTTTTTAATAATTGAAATAACAGTAGTTTTTTTAAATGGTAAAGGGTAAATATCGAAGTAATGCTTAAAATCTGTTATAGTCAGATGATACTCAAATCCCGATAACCCTTTTAAATTTTGATAAGTTTTGAAGAACCACATCTCAACTTCACCGTTTAAATCTGGTATATGGTCGAGAGGTGTTTCTTCTCCTTTTTCTTGTAAATCTTGAAAAAGACTTATATTATCAAAATATTCAATATTCCATTTTAAAACTTCAAAAACACTTTCTGCTATTTCTTCTTCTTTAAAAAATTAGACTGATCCCCTGCTTCAGATAATACAAATTCTCTTAAGTCTATGTCTTGAGATAATAACTCTATAGAATTTTCTTTTGAGTATGGAGTCGGCTTTCCTTCATCGTCAGTTAGAGATTCTTCATCCCAACCTAATAAAAGCTCTTCAGCTGCAACTTGAGTCATAATTCTCTTAGCTACATCATTTCCAACGCTTTTGCCTTTTTCCATTTGCTTTTGGTATGGTGACATTAGTTTTGTTAATGTCGCTTCATAGTGCGGATTACCATCAGAACGAGCAACTTTTACTTTAAGAATATTGCCCATACCATCTGGAAAATCTAACCAGACGCCTTCTAACTCTAACTTTCTGTCAGTCTTTGTAAACTTTAACATAATATTTTCCTGTGTGTTTTATTTTTCCTGTTTTTAAATTGTAAAATAGCCATACCGAACACAGGAAACGGTACAGCTAAGTGCTAACTGCTAAGCAGCGAACTAGTTATGGAAGTTTGTCAATCAAAGATAATTTAAACATATAATCATCTGTAGCATCACGTAAAGCTCTAAAGCTACCGGATTGCATTAAGAATTGATCTTTTCCTGAGATTGGAGTATCTAAAGTCTCAAATTTACATTTCGGCATATTCATACCCATGCTATTGCCATTACCGTCAGTTAAAATAATAGTAACACCAAATGATTCTGCATTCAAGAATTTATTGTAAAGACTTAAATCTTTAAAGTAAACTTCAACGCTGCCAGTAATCTGAACAGAGAAAGATGCTGTTTCACAAGCTCCTAGAACACCGATTGATTTAGCAGCAGTAATTTGATTATCATAGGTTAAGTCTAAAGACTGGAATGAACAAGTACCTAGAGAAACACCTTCAAGATAAATAGCACCTACAGATGATACCGCATTCATAATACTATAATCAGCAACAGCTACTTCCGTTTCACCAGCAATAGCTGTAGCGGTAGCCTCTTCTGTTAGACCCATTACACTAAAGTTACCATTAAGAATAGAACCAGTAGCGAAGTTCCAATTCATAGTAGAAACTTTAATTCCACGATAATACCAGTAACTAGTAACACCATCATTTATTGCCGTTTTACGAAAAGTATAAGTTTTAGGTACATCAGCTCCATTGGTTGCGATTTCGTCTGTGTTTATAACAACATCTGTCTGTGCATCCATTGTGTCTGGCATAGCAGGATAAATAGTAATATTATCAGCAAGACTATTGTCTATACAAGTATAAATCCCATCAATATCACTATTACCTGCAGAAGTTGCTCTAAATACATCACCAATCCCTACGTTAGTATGGATATCTGTTCCGCCAATATTAGTAAAGTCGGCACCATCAGTTGTACCTACTGCAAAAGTAATATTAGTAATTGAATCATTCTGAAGCAATGCTAACATCAATGGTTTATATGGTTCGTAACTTAATTCATAATTAAGCTCTCCACCAACTTCAGAGTCAACTACAATCTGATCATCTGTTTGACGATCAGCTCGGATAACTTCCGATACGGCTGTTGAAATGTTTGATACTGGTGAACCACCTGTTGTTGGTAATATTTGAAATGCCGGTGTAGCAGGTGTAGTACCTTCAGTTACTTCTTCTATGTACGAAATGCCAGTATAGTTAGTTGTTACTGCCATGATTATCTCCTAATTAATTAAATTTCATCTGAAATAAAAGGTACTTCACATGTTAAGTTAAACCAACCATCTTTATCATCCCCTATACGTTGTATAGTAGAAGCCTGTGTTAATAAATTTGGTAACGGATTTTGGTTATCCATTATATCTTTTATATCTTGTGCGTATTGATAAGCTTGACCAATACCTTTTCCTAAAGGAACTCTGATGTTAATGAATAGAACACCTTCAGTTCTTTTTCTTTTTTGAGTAGCTGCAGCTATATTCGTATTAGTTGTAAAATATGGTATAAACTTAGTTTGTAAATAAGCCTGACCTTCTGTCTCTTTATACTTTACATTATCAACTGATATAGGAGTAGCATTTGACCACCCTATAGTCAACATATTATCTAATTCTGCAGCTGTCTCAATTAATGTTGGCATCAGAAGAAGCTCATTTCTTGAATCTTACTAAAAGTAGATGCTTTGGCTACGCCTTTAGCAATAGCTTTTCCTATAAAACCTTTTGAATTAGCGGATTTTGGCCTTAATGGATTAATCCCTGCATTCACATAATCTAAGTATGGTGTATTATTCCATACATAATACCTTTGGTGCGTACCGTATGTTTTAACTTTTTCAACAGAAGGAGCAGCAAATTTTCCAACTACAGATAACCAATTATCGTTTCTATCTCTTTTGTTACCTATACTAGAATTTGGTCTAATACCTTTTTTCCAGTTTCCTCTTAAAGCTCCAGACCAAACCGGTGAAGAATTAACCAACTCTTTATGAATTGAGTCTACTACAGCAGCTGCATTCTTTTCAAAATTATCATACATAGTCTCAGTTAAATCACCAAAGAAATTAGTTGTTCTAGTCATTATCCTAATCTCCTTGCGTAAATAGTCCAACTAGCTCTAGCTGGGTCTGAATTAAAAGCTTTTAGTTTATATGACTCATTTTTATCAACTATAATCATATCAACAAAAAACTCTGTAGTACCTCTATCTGAATCCATAACTAATATTTTAATATTGTTATTTAAAGTATCTTCATCTACCCTTTCACCTTCAAAGTCTGAAGTAACTACACCTCTAATGGTAGAAATGGTTTCTACTTGAGTAGAGACCATTGTAACCGAGTCATATGAATCAGCAACGGAAACAAACTCTATATCTCTAACCGCATCTGCTAAATCGGTATCGAAAGCTAGTTTTATATCGTTTTGAAGGTCACTGTATAGCCCCATGTTAATTTTTACCCTATCTATCTACTAGTAAAAAAGCTTATTTTATTCGTGGCGTCCTGCTTTCTTACATAAAATATCGTTATTCTCTTATCGTTCTTAAAAATGGCGTACCCTTCGTGGGTATGTTTAATTTTTAAATGAGAACGATTTTTCATTCTATACTCTTATGAGGGTTCTACTTCTTCCCAAGGAGCAATAGGGAGAAAGTAACATCGTAATCTCTGGTTTTTGATCTATCTTCTTAGAGCCAGTAGAATAAAAACCCATATAAGTTGTTTCACTTTCAACCGAACCAGCCTTAACCTTCTTATGGGTTACTGGACCAGATACTTGATCGGTTAATGGTAATAGAGTTCCCAGGATGCTCATCTCAGCTAATAAAGCATTAGCTCGTTGAACTTCATCTGGTATGGTCGTATAGTCGTCAGTATCCCAATCGTCAGTTGAACACGTATAAGCCTGATCAATAAAAAGGCGACCATAAATAATCGCCATTTCTTTATCAGACAAATCCGCATCTGACCATTCGTCAGACTTATTTATACTATTAGCAAAAGCTAAATCGCAATAACCAACGACATAAGCCATCTTAACAAGCTGCCTGACAAGCGTCAAACGTCACTTTACCTAAAACACCAACTGCTGTATGGACTTGAGCAGAAGATTGGTGGTCTCCAGCGTCATATGTTTCCATAGAAATAGCTTCAGCAACATTATTAGTAACTGCTACAGCTAAATCTTCAGCTAAAGATTCTCCACCTACATCAGCAGTAATGGTATTAGTAGAGCCGAAGTCCATCGTTAATGTACTTCCAACACCTTGACCTGACATAAGAAAAATTAATGTAAGAGCATTTGCTGATACTGAATAAATAGTACCTTCGCTAATTGAAACACCTTCTAAGTCTGCAGCAGAAACAGCAGAAGAAAAAGTAACCACTGCTTGTAGTGTTCCATCTGCTTGGTTAGATGCTACGATGCCTGATATAGTTGGAGTTGCCATGCTTTATCCTTTATTGAGGTTTAAAAGTTGGATCTGGAAAACTTCTTGGTTTAGTTTGTGCTTTTGGTGGGGCATTATTAAGCCTTTTAGCAGTTTGCTTACGCATAGACTGCATCATATCAGAGTGGCTAGGTTTTCTTTTCTTGTCTTCAACCTTTTGATCTTCAACTTTCTTCTTAGACTCTTCAATCTTAGAAGGAGATGCCTTTGCTTTAGGTGCGTTAGCTTCTTTAACAATAGGTGCTTCTTTAGCGACTTCTTTAGCGACTTCTTCAACCATTTTAATTCTCCTGTGTGTTATTATTTAATAACACTCTATTGAATGCTATTAAATAATAAATCAGAGCATTTCTGCCCTGAATTATTAACTAACTTTTCTTGCGAAATTAGCCGTTAGATTTAAGTACTGCTAGAGGGATATTCTTACGTTCAGTGTAAACACGATCCCACTGAGTGGCTGCTTCTAACTGAGCTAGAGTAGCTGTAATGCCCTGAGCTAAACCAGAAGACTGGAAAGCAAAACCTTGAGGATGGATGATTTCATTCTGACGATAGACAAGAATATCTTGACCAGAACCTTGACCAACTAATGCTTCACGTTGTAACTCAGAAGGCATAAGAGCAGGAGAAGTACCGTAACCGAAAGCACCTTTACCCATAAGGACAGTGTCATAGATGAAACCAGAAGTACCACCAGCGATAACAGTCATACCATCATCTTCGATAACTTCAAGACCAAGGTAAGTTGGAATCTGAACTTCGCCACGAGCATCTGGGATATAGTCGATTAAGTTCTGCTTTTTCAAGTTAGCGAATACAACTGAATGCATAGCGATAGCTGTTAAAGAAGAAGCGTGATCACCCATAGTTGCTTGAGTATCAATAACGGCTTCAGCAGAAATTAAGTTAGCTGCAGTAGCGTTATCACCATCACCGATAGCAATGGTATTAACCATATCAGAAGCGTAGTTAGCGATGTTATCAGCTAAAACACCTGTTAAGGTAGATAACAAACGGTTCTGACCGGCTGTAGCCCAGTAATGACCTACACGATTAACGATAGCACCAAGAGGATCTTGTAAAGCTAGTTGACGAGCCAAGTCCATAGTAGACCAAGCTTTAGTTTGATTAGCTAGACGAAAGATCTGTGTACCGTGAGAGATAGCATCAGGAACGATAACGTCAGCTGGATTATCAGTTGCGTAATCAGGCTCATCATTAGTAAGTGGATCAAAGTTTGGCATTTCACCGACCATACCACCAACAGCAACCATACCGTTAATGCGATCATCTTGAACCATTACACCAGATTGGATAAAGCGATTATATTCGATTGCTGATTCTTGAACAGCACCATCAAAGGTTGCTGGTTCATAGATATCTGTTAAGCGTACTGCAGCCATTTTAAATTCTCCTAAAAGTATTGTTTTACTCTTAGCAGAAATTTGATGCCAAGAGAGTTATTTTTAATTTACTCATCTTGACGGAATCAGATGTGATAAGGCCGGAAACCTTTTTTATTGATACTTAATCATAACACAACAACTTATAAAAGTAAACCTTTTTATTAAAAAATTCTTTACAATTTCTCTTAATATAGTATAATAAACTATAGTTAATTAAAACTATATTAAAACTAAAAAACATAGGAAGAATATATTATGAGTATCGAAAATATTGATTTTGATGATTTACCAGAAGAAGAAGTAAAAGAAAGAGTAAAAACTATAAATGTTACAGTTAAACTAACCCCTGATGTCAAGGCAATGTTTGAAAAGATTGCTCATAGAGAGCGTTATAACTTAGGTACATTAGGTGCTATTGCAGTTGAAAGATATATTGAAAACTATATTGCCAACTACAAAGCATCTAAAGAATAATTTTTTATAAAATTAAACTACTGCTGCCTTTAATGTTTTAGCTAAAGCAGGATTGGTTTTATTCAACTTAGCTTGTTCAGTAATTGAATAATTCTTTCCTGTTTTATCAAAAGGATTATTGGTAGAATTAAACTTAGTGCCGTTTATAGTAACCTCTTTTCCAGATCCTTTATTCTGAATAGGGAAAGCTCCTGCGAATAAATCGTTAGCTTGAAACTCAGCAATAAGCTCAGAGACTTTCATAGGAGTACCTGACTCAGCATTCATACGATCATTTCCAGACGCATCTACTACCTTGGTAATATACTTACCTGACTCATCCTGAAAAGTTTGTATGCTATCTTTAATATGAGGCATAAGTAAAGTAGAAGAACCTTCCACTTTCTCAATCTCTTTAAG